GTTGACACTGTTGATGCCGTTGTTGATTCTATCCTGCTGGATACAGCAGAGATTGGTGTGGCAGGTGCGGGTCTAACGGCTTTATCAACGCAAGCCTCAGTGGACACCATTGACAGCAATGTGGACGCAATTCTCCTAGACACAGCAGAGATAGGTGCGGCTGGCGCAGGACTCACCGCGCTGGCTACCCAGGCATCGGTTGATACTATTGACGGTAATGTTGATGCGATTCTTGTTGATACGGGCACAACCCTCCCTGCTTCTCTGGCGACCATTGATACCAACGTGGATGCTATCCTGGTTGATACCGGCACGACTCTACCGGCGACCCTTGCCGCGCTGAACGACATATCGACGGCAGACGTTAATGCACAGGTTGTAGACGTGATGTCCACAGATACCCACGCAGAAGTGGGTCAGGGCACACCACCAGCCACAGCAAGCTATAAGCAGATGCTCCAGTACCTGTACAAGAACTGGCGCAACAAGCGCACCCAGACTGCTTCCACAGAGTCCCTGTTTGACGATGCTGGTACTACGGTAGATCAGAAACGTACTGTTTCTGATGACGGCACAACAGCAACTAAGGGCGAAATGGGAACTGGCCCCTAATGGCAGTTGATACCGCGGCAAAACGGCTTTCAATGCTTGGATTTGGTGACATCCATGCGTTTGGGGTGACTCCGACAGGCACAGTGGATGCCGAGGCCAGGGCGAGTTTCCTTGATCTTTACCAGGGGATTGCTATCGGGTTCAATGTTGTTTCTCCCGATCCTGAAAGAACATTAACGGTTGGCGCTGATGGTAGGTCATTAACGGTTGGAGCGAGCACCAGAACATTAACAGTAAGCGATAATTCTAGAACCTTTGTGGTTGCCAGCGAGATTACCCGGAGCGATTAATGACTGTTCACTATAAAACCTCCGCAGAGGTGCTGGATTATACCGTAGACTGGGATGATAACTGGCTTGCAGATGGTGAAACTATATCCACATCTGTGTGGAGTATCTACGCTGAAAATCAGGAGTCAGTTATACAGTTGAGTGAAGACTCTGAGAGTGAGACATCCACCACCGCGACAATTTGGGTTTCCGGTGGCACTGTCGGATGTCGGTACAGGCTACGCAATACCATAACCACTTCAGAGAGCCGCACAGGTGTAAGAACTATGTATGTTGAAATCAGTGAAGACCTCCCCTCACCATAGGGATTGCTAATGATAAAAGATAAATACCGATACAACTGGAAATTGTGTAAGTGGGAATGGACGGGTGTGATGATGGACTCGTTCACTTATTCTGTTCTTATGGGGGTTGATATTGGGCCGCTCCACTGATTACACCCCAGAACTTGCGGACAGAATCTGTGATCAATTATCTGATGGCATGTCTCTTAGGTCGGTTTGCTTACAAGAGGGGATGCCGTCAAAAGTTACCGTTTTTAAATGGCTCAGAAAGTACCCGGAATTCTTAAAGCAGTACGAAGTTGCAAAAGAGGAGTCCGCAGATTCCCACGCTGATTACATTCTGGACATTGCAGACGATGGCGCTAATGACTGGATGGAGAAGCTCGATAAAGATGGCAATGTCATAGGGTGGCAGATAAATGGTGAGGCAGTTCAGCGCAGCCGGTTACGAGTTGATGCAAGAAAGTGGATAGCCTCTAAGCTCAAGGCCAAGAAATACGGTGACAGGATAGAACCTGGCACTGAGCCTGTTCGTCACATATTCGAGTTTTCACGTGCAGACAGTTCGACACCCGATAAGACTGACTGAACCGCAAGAGCGGTTTGTCTTCTCCAAATCCAAATATCCTGCAATTATTGGCGGGCTTGGTTCTGGTAAAACAGCGGCTGGTGAGCGCAGGGCATTCATGCTGATGCAGTATGAAGGCGGCTGTGACATTGGCTATTACATGCCAAGTTATGACGTGATTAAGCTCAGGGTGATGCCTGGCTTTGTGGCTATGTGTCTTGAGTTTGGATTACCCTTTAAGGTTAACAAGTCAGACCACTGGATTGAGATCGCCGGTCTGGGACGGATTATCTTTAGATCATATTCTGACCCGGAGCGGATTATTGCTTATGAGGTCTGTCACTCTATCCTCGATGAGTTAGACACGATTCCAAAGGATAAAGCTCAGGAGATTTGGACTAAATGCAATGAGCGTGTCCGGGGGGCGGTAAAGTGGCCAGCCGGTCATACCATGGCAAATGTGACCACTCCGAACTATGGTTTTGCAGGATTTAGTTATTCGAGATGGGGTGTGGAGCGTGATAACTATGAGCTTATCAACGCCCCCACATGGTCAAATACTTTTCTTGATGATGTTGATGAATACGTTGCTCAGATTCGTGAGAACTATGATGAGGTGACAGCGGATGCCTTTATTGAAGGAAAGTTTGTTAATTTCTCAGCCAATAAGGTTTACCACTCATTCGACAGAACAAAAAATCACACTGACAGGACAATCCAGGAAGGTGACTCGTTGCACGTTTCGATAGATTTTAATGTGGGTGGTTGTTGTGCAACTACTAATGTAATTGATAACAAAATATCGCATACGGTGGCTGAGTTCACATCAAATAATACTAGAGACTTTATAAACAAGATGGCCAGGTATAAAGATCATCAGATCACAGTGTATCCAGATGCAACAGGTAATAGTGAAAGAACCAATGCCAGTGCTAGCGATATTGATCTGATTAAACAGGCCGGTTATAGGGTGGATGCGCCTAATAAAAATCCTTTCGTTAAAGATCGGGTAAATGCGGTTAATGGTGGGTTCTCTCATGCGCGCAGCTTAATCAACACGACTGAATGCCCAAAGCTAACTGAGGCTTTGGAGTCTCAAGGGTATGACACCAAAGGAAAGCCTGAGAAGTTCGATCAGCATCCCTCCATTGACGATTGGACAGATTCTTACGGCTACTATTACAACCGGCGCTTTCCGATAAGAAAGCCTGCGATTGTATCCAACATCAGGATGGCGGTTTGATGGGTATTGAATCAGCAAGACCAGAATATGACGACTACTCTGGGGATTGGGAGCGGATAAGCCGGGTTGTTGACGGTAGAAAGCTCACCGACCTGATAGTTGATCTTAATCCTGAAGACAGGTCTAAGGAGATGGTTGCAAGGCGCAAAGTCTTCAGAGAGAGGGCGCTATTTTCTGCAATTTGTTCTTATACCATGCGCGGTTATATGGGCTTGGTTTATCAAGAGCCTCCGCAAGTTTTACTGCCTGAATCACTACAATATCTTTTAAGCAACGCTGATGGTACTGGTGTTGGTCTTGTCCAGCAATCTCAGGATGTTGTTAAAGAATTAACCAGGAACGGCAGATGCGTGTTGTGGGCGGACTATCCAAACACAGGCGGACAGGATACCTCACTGGCTCAGATGCGGCAGGAAGGTAGATTTGCCACCATTCAGGTATTTGACGCGCTGCAGGTGTTTTTCTGGTCAACCAAGAAAGTTGGTGCTGAAGTTATCCTCAGTGAAGTTAGAGTGCACACAGCCAAAGAAGTTAAAGAAGGCTATGACATAAAGATAACACCCATAATCATGCAGCTCTTCATTAATGAAGATTCTGGAAACTACACAATACAGAACTGGATCAAAAGTGACGAAATCAAAAAGAAGTGGATTCCTGATGGCGACCCGATCACCCCGTTAGGTGGAAATGGCGCACCCTTAAAGAGAATCCCTATTGTCTTCGCGGGGAGCGAGTCAAACACATGGAGAGTTGACCAGCCACCCATGTTGTCATTGGTGGATCACAATGTCGCTCACTACAACAACTCAGCAGCTTTTGAAGATTCTGTCTTGACCGTGGGGCAGCCACAGCCTTGGATAAGCGGTTATTCGCAGGCGGATTTAGAAGAACTTGAAGGCCACCATTACTACCTGGGTTCAGGGCGTATGATTGTTGTCCCAAGTGGAGAGAGGTTTGGAATTGAGCACGCCCAACCCAATCCCCTGGCACGTCAAGCCATGCTCGATAAGATT